GCAACTACAACGCAATTTGATAAAGAGACATTAACTTCGTTGTTTCCAATTCCATACATTGGAGAACCTTGTGGAACAATCTTGCCAAAGTTCTTCAAATAATTATAAATTGTATCATAGTCCAAAGCATTTATTTGATATTTGCTTTCAATACGTGCAAACTCTTTTGCTAAACGTTTGTGCATATCATCTGGTGTTGTTTCCAGATATTCACCCTTTTTTGTCTTTAATGCATACTTTGTCATAAAGACATTGGCTGCAAGTTCGTCACCATTAAAATACTTTACACTAGCAGCATTTACTTGTTGTTTATTATACATCTTCAGTCTCCGATCTTGTTTTACGTTTATACTTCTTATATTTATTCTTGAGATTTTCTCCTTGTTCTTTAACTGACTTGGTGATGATATCGTTTGGCGTTTCTCCAGTAGAAGGCAGTATTTTAATGCTAACATTGCTAGTATCCATGCTAATAGGATAAACAAGTCCATCTGGCCCATTTCTGTTTTTGGCAATAAATATTCTTCCACCATTTATTGTCTTGTCTTCTATAGTACGAGAAACAGAGAAAATAAGGTCTGCTACGAAACACTTATTAAATGCTTCGCTGATTGATTCCATTGTAATTACTTCTGCGTTTAGTCCAGAACGATTAGTTTGTGATGCTGTCCATACGGGGCAACTAGTTTCTGCTGCAATACCACGTAGCTCCTCATAAATAGTCTCAAGTTCTGTTCGCTTCTCTTTTTGATTAGAGATAGGACGAAGTAAATCGCCGTAGTCTACAATAATCATATCTGGATTGATACCACGCATTCTCAATTTTTCAATGTGAAGACGGATACTGTTCGTTGTTGCAGTCTTTGTTGGATACTCCTTAACAATAAGTTTACCGGGCATTTCTTTAATCATTTCAAAGATTTGGTCTTTGTATTGATGAAGTTCACGGATAGCAAATTGAGTATAACAACTATCATAACGTGATGCAACTACGGTATCAGAAAGTTCCAAAGTATAATGAATAACTGTTTTACCACGCTTAAGAGCTTCTGTGCCAAGATGTACCAACACCATTGATTTTCCAGCACCTGTAGGTGCGACAACAACACCAAGTTCACCACGACCAAGGCCACCTTTTGTAAGGTGGTCCATTTCATCCCAACCTGTAGTTACAGGATTACGAGCTTTAAATTCAAATCGCTTCTCAAAGTCTACAAGAAAGTCATATCCAATATCATTGGACATACCAAGTTTTAGAGCATCATTGATTGCTTTTGAAATCTCGTCAAAAGATGCAGTTTGAAGAAGTTTAACAGACTTAAGCATTGCTTCCTTGAGTTTCTGCTTTTTACAGAAATCAAGAGAGGTTTCCTTGACATATTCTGAACCATCGATCTCTTTGCTATAGATACGAGCAAAATAATCACGAACTTGCTTCTGCAAAGCTTCATTTTCATCATCCAAAGAATTACGGATGATTGAAGTCATTGTCTCATAGCTTGGATGAACTTTATATTTATCTTTGTAGTCAAAGATACGCTGTACGAAAACCTGTAGATACTTCAATTCAAGAAATTGAATATCCATGACTTCCTTAAGTTGGTCACAGAATGTTCGGTCAAGTAGCATAAGCTGCACGAGATTTTCTTGGAAAGCTTTTCCAAATCTGCTGAAGTCAGATTTCTCATTGGTCATTAAGACACCTTGGGGGGATTGAATAAATAATAATCTAGTTGAAGGATTGAGTCAAGAAGTTTTTTGCTACCACTTCTTGCATGACCAATAGCGTGCTTTTGTCTTTGGGCCAGGATTATCACAATTATGTCTAGCTCTGAACGATTTACGTCTTGCTGGTATATTTTTCTTAATCTTCATATTTGGGTCGCCAAAGTTAACCTTCTTAACATTACCAGTTGTAGGATCTTTGACATATACTTTAAATTTCTTAACATCGCCAGCAGTTGGCTTATTAAGAGTTACTGTGCGACCTTGATATTTAGCTTCTTGAATAATTGTTCTTTGACTTTCTAAAAGTTCTTCCAAACAAGCTTCACATACAAGAGTACCATCGTCTAAGTGTGCGCCTTTATAAATAGATTCTTTAACAACTGGTTGCGCCGCTTGTTGTGGTGCTGGTTGTTGTTCAACAATATAAGTACGCCAACCTTCTGCTAAAGAAGCCTGTAATTTATTAGCTTGGTCTTGTATAGTTTTTATTGCAGTTTGTAAATCTATTAGAGCTTTTTGAGATTCGGCCTTTTTCTTCTGTTCTTCTGCTTCTTTAGCAGGGTCAGCTTTTGGTTGTGCGTCTGTTGTGGCAGGAGGAGTTGTAGCAGGAACAGCCGTTGTAGGCACTTCTGCTTCATTTAATCTCACATATCGTTTCCATAAATCATAATAGTTCATAGTAAAAATCCCACATTATAAATAGCATAATGTGGGATAAAAGTAATAGTTTTAGAGAGATTCTACAATTTCTGGTGACCTTGAAAAAATAATCCTTTCAAGGTCACTACATTCTGTCAATGTGGCAGAATCAATAAATCTATTCATTTCATAACAGTTTTTAAATTCAAGAAGTCTACCACCATAGAACAATCGATATTGATTTACTTTCTCAAGGATATCACATTTATTAATAATAAGATGTGTAGCTCCTGTAAGATTACAAGATTCAATTAGCTTATCTAGATTAAGCCAGTTAACCTTGCGACGACGACCAGTAGTTGTACCATATTCATGGCCAGCATCTGCAATTGCTAAAAGGTCTGGGTTATCTAATAAGGAAGCTGGGAAATCTGGGTCTTCGCCAGAACGTGTGTCATATGCTTTGGCTACTGCATAAATATTGCGGATAGATTTGGGGCCAAAGCCAAGCGAACAAGCAGCATATGGCAAGCATTCGCTTGAAGTAATGTAAGGATAATTGCCCCAATTAATATCAAGCCATACTCCTTGTGCGCCCTCGCATAGAATATCACCATGTAAATCTTCTTCTAATAGAAAGGACTTATCAATTTGGCTATCTTTAGCAAGTAACCCGACTCTTGCATATTTATCACGATAAGCTGGTGCAATACCTTGGCTTGTAGTACCAAGATTGGCTGCGTATTTCGCTTTATCCTCGTTAATATGCTCGTCAGTTACGATATGAGCGCGCGGGTGCACTTTAATAAGAGAAGTGTTAATGCCAGCAGCAGCTAACTCCTCAACCTCTTTATGGAAGGCTTTTAGATTTACCACACAACCAGGGCCAACAAGAGAAGTAGTATTATGAAACACACCACTAGGAACGATATGGGTGGCAAATTTTTTGCCGTTATGGTAAATAGTGTGTCCTGCATTAGAGCCTCCGTTCCAACGAGCTACAAAGTCATACTTATTACGTTTTGCCAGATATGAAGTGACCTTTCCCTTACCTTCATCGCCCCATGCAGCACCTACAACAATGTCAACATTTTTAACCATCAGACCACCTTTGTTGATTTCATAGTATCAAACAACACAGAAAAATTCAAGGCTCCAAAACCATCTTGCATCATCATTTTTTTAAAATTGAATAGATTCATTTGTGGTTCAAAAGTCTCAAACACATTCTCAATTTCTACCTTTGTTTGAATAGAGATTTGTGGAGAATAAAGCTGCATAATTCGATAGTTATCACGAATTAGCTGTGCATTATCAAGCACATTTTGATATGCCTTAATCTTGCCACCTTGTTCGCGCGAGTAATCAAGCACATCATTGATTGTATATGACCTGCTCTCAATCAAGAATGGGAAACGCTTGGCTACCGTGCTAAGCCCCACACCCCCAACACCATCAAGATTGTCAGATTTATCGCCAGAAATTGCTCTAGCAAGTGCGAAGTTGGTTGGATGAATATTATATTCATCAATAACTCTCTTTACATTTAGGATTTCATCTTGAATTGGTCGCATGAGAACTATATTCTTATCCAGAATCTGGATATAGTCCTTATCTGCGGATACAATTACTTTTTGGCTATCCTTGAATTGTGGTAGTATACATATAAAGGATACCAAATCATCTGCTTCAATCTCTGGGTACATAAGTTGTACCACGGGGAGTTCATTTAGATACTCAATAGTACGGGTCTGTTGCCAGATTTTGTTCTGTAGCTCGTCATTTTCTGATAGAACACGCACATCGCGGTTAAGACGGATGGGTGAGCGTCCTTCCTTATAGTTTGAATTCATGGCTTTGCGCTTACGAGAACCGCCAGCTCCATCCCAACACACGATAGTTAAGTCTGGTTTAACTTCCTTGCATAACTTTTGTAGGATTTTTAGAAACCCAACAACACCACCAATAGGCTGTCCATTTGGAGAGAGTGTGGGGTTAACAATGTACGCTCTAAAAAAAGCATTTAGAGCATCAACAATCAAGATTCGATGCATACGATATCATCCTTGTGTAGTATTATTAGTTTATCATCATATAGTAAGTGAACTTTATAGAAAGGGTCTGTTGTTTCTTCTAAAATTACTGCTAGCAAATCATATTTCATGAACATTGCTTTTTGTGCTGGATGGCTGTCAACAGACCAAGCGTTATATAAGTTAACTCGTACGCTGTTGTATTTTTTCATAACACGCTCCGCATACAGGATAGAAACTGCGATATGGAGTATTTGCTTTTGTAGGGCTTTGCCCTCCACAATCAAAACAAGTCCTAGAAGCCTTGAATTCCGCTTCATAGATTAGACTATAAAGAAGGTCATAATAATTTTTGTCAAAGTTTTCTTCAGTATCTACATAAATGCGAAGGCTTCCAAACTTTTCTTTAACCTGTACGACCTTGAACCATCCTTCAAAAATTATAGCTTTTTCAAAGAATTCTTCAAGAATTGGAAGCCAACCTTCGCTTATTTCAAAACCATAGATAAGATTTAGAATAGAGCCATATTTGGCTTCTAGCTGTTCAATCTTCTGTTCATAAATATTATGATCATGAGAGCGTACTATTGCCATTATTAATCTCCTTTCGCAGATGTTCAATGCCAGCCATTATATAATCATGTGGTGAAATAAAATGTTTATTCTTCTCTAGACTATCATGCATTGCCTTCATAACACCATCATATAATACTGCAAGCGCAAATTCAACTTCTGCGAGTGCTGGCTTTTCAATACGAGTCGTGGAGGTGCAAGCTCCTTTTTTAATGACAATCCAGGCACCTTCCTCGGCTGTCTCCCAAGGATTGCGATAATCTGAACTTGAACTTGCGCTATAAGTCGGGCGATAATTACTCATTGTAAATTCTCATGTGTTCAATGTGACCATGCTCATTAGAATAAATGACCCTTTTGATACCTACAAACTGCATAGCAGCCTCACACATAGGGCAAGGCTTGGAATTACGAAGATGCCCATCGCGGCCAACGCGGACAACATAAATCGTACCACCCTCAGTAATCGAACGTTCAAGACCAAGAATAGCGCCAATTTCTGCATGAATAGTAGCGTGACCACACTGTTTCTTACGGAAGCGAGTGGCCCATGCCTTATATTTATTCTTGTTACAAGAAGTATTTAGAACAGTTCCACTACGTACAAGCACGGCACCATGCTTGTACTCCTTAAAATCGGTCTGCTGTGCGATACGTGCAGCAAGTTCAATATAATTGCGCTGCTTCTTTGAAAGGTCGTTTACCGACTTCGGGTGAGGGTCCATAGGTCATTATCTCCAGAATAGTTACACTATAACAAAGCCCAATGAGGAAGTTAATCCCCCTTGGGCTATTGTCAATTATTTTGTAATCTGTTTTACTGTTTAGTATTTACCGTAATGAAAGCGTCCATCACGATGTACGTGGTGATTTACTGGTGCTGGAACCTAAGTCCAATGACCAGAAACCCACACTCCACGAGGATTATAGTGACCAGCAACCCAGCGACGATATTGTGGGTATTGTCGTACAACTACAGGTCGTGGAGTATAGTTATATTGTACTGTGCATCCTAAAAGTAAAAGTAAACTATCAAGAAAAGCAAACATATTTTAGTCTCCTAATTTTCTGGTTTATCACCATCAATATTATAATAATTAGATGCATTACCTTGTTTAGTTTCAAAATTGGTAATAATTTCTTTATCCATAACTTCTAAGACGCGCTTCCTAAACTTTTCATTCTGTAGTTTTTCTAACCACATTGCAGTTTGAAACTTTTCTTTTGTACCATCAGTATAAACAAGTGAGTACCAAGCACCACCTTGCTCAAAGAATTCAGAGGTTTTAATTGCCTCAAGCCAAGACTCTTCATCTTGAATTGCGATATCATCACCACCCCATACAATCTTGAATGTACATTCACGACCTTCTGTTCCAAAGCGTGACTTTTTAAGTCTTGCTTTTAGTTCAGAACCGATACGGTAACCCTTTTCGTCGGTCAAGAAAGATGCCTTTGATTTACGCCCTGTAAGCCATATACGGAGCGAATAGGCATAGGGTAGGGCTTTACCACCGGGAGTGAAGTAAGGCTCTACAAGAGCTTCTGCGGGCGTGCTAGTGATGTTTGTTTTAAGTTGGTTAAGAACAAGCAAAGCACATTGCTGGTTGGCAATAGGTTGTACTAACTTAGACATACCCTTGGATAGAATACGTGGCTTTTGAGCCATTGAAGATTGAGGATTAAAGTCTCCTTCAAGGTCTGCATTAGCTGGGGTCATAGCAAGCGAATCCCAAATAAAGAAGATTCGTCCTGTATTTGCTGCCAAAAGTTCCTCAATAGTTTCAAGAACAAACTCTACAGATGTTGCTTGAACATATAGGATTTGCTCTACATTACAACCTGCGCGGGCCAAGAATGTAGAATCAAGAGCAGATTCTGAATCAAAGTATACTACTTCTAATCCTTGTTTTTGAGCATTTGCTGCAATTTGTGCAGCCATATATGATTTACCAGAGGATTCAAGACCAGCAATCTCTGTAATCTTTCCTACGGGAATACCTGCTATTTTACCTTTGCAAATAATCGAATCAAGCCAACGGGAGCCTGTTGCAACGAATTCAGTTACGTCTGTGGGATTATCTTCGGTTAGATTATAAGCTACTTCTGTACCAGCTTTTTTATTAATTAAGTCTCTCATTTGAGAGATAGAGAGTTTACCATTTTTGGTAGTTGCGACTTTTTTTGTCATGTTTTAATCCTTGTAAAAAAATGAATTTGGGGGGTACATGCTTATGGGTGTGCCCCCCAAATTCTATTACTTTTAGAAAGGCTGTCCTATGAATTCGTCAAGAGCATTATCAACTTTGGATTTTCCACTCTTTTCACCACCACGCTCAACGGTTGAAGATTGTTCCTCCGCACCCTCGTCAGTAGAAAAAGATTCATCAAGAATCTTCTGTACATCGTAGGTAGAAAGACGCTTGAAGAGCTTATCAAAGTCTGGAAGCGTGTTAAGGATTTCCTTGCATTTTGCAGGACCACCGTACTCTGGTGCGCAAAGAGGAGAAGACTTACGACGAGGCGTAATCTTTGTAGTTGGGAACGCACCAGGGCCGACGGCCTTGGCGTAATCAATTACAAGGTCAAGACCATCCTCTGGGTCTGTAATATCTCCATACTCTGGATTAAGTACAAGATTGATCATAGTCTCGTAAGCGGTTTTGCCATAAGACCAGACCTGTACTCCCTTCTTCTCGTCACCACGGACAAGAATTGGAGAAGAGAAACGCTGACGTGGAAAGAGGGATTTAGCCATCTTTTTAGATTCATCGTCTTCGTTTGCAACTCCTTCTTTCCAAAGCTGCGAGGCAAACTCACAGATTGG